GTTGCGACCTGCCGGTACTCGTCATCACAGAGGTCATTCCCGGATTCGATGATCATATCCATCACGAGTCCTTCCTCCACACTGTCGAGTTCCTCTAAGGAAAAGCCCAGCTGCTTGGCACGCAGCATAAACACAGCCGTGTTTACTTCCCTTTCAGTTGGGCGGCTTCTTTTTTTGGCTTTGAAGTAGTCCTCCGAGATCCAAGATAGAGGGTAACGAACTCCTGCATATGCAGGAAAAGTTCTGCCCCATCGAACTGATCCGCCCACGTAAGGAAGGCATCCACGTTCAGACGATTCATATCTTTCTTCTCTGCCTGCGCGTTCATGATGAAAGCGAGCTTATCACCGACTGTCATATCGGTCTGATCGTCCTCGCTGTTTTCCATCTTATTGAGAAGGATCATCAGATCCTGATGGAAAACCTGCTTATAGCGGTATGCCGTTGTCCCCGTTGCGAGAAACGGGAACTTCTTCTCCGACCCATCATTAAGCCGGAGCGAAATTTCCTGGTACATGTCATGCCCTCCTTATCACTTGCTGGAACTGGATGTGGTTGTGCTCGTCGTGCTGGACGATGTGCTTGCAGCCACGGCAGCAGGCGTGTAAACCTTGCTGTACCAGTTCTGGTAAGTCGCGTCTGTTGTATCCGCGCCGGATCTCGCCTTGACGATGTTCTTGCCAAGGGTTGCATCCTTGATCGACGTTGCGTTGATGGTCAGACTCTCCGTCTGCACCTCAATGGAATCCTCCTTCGTGGACGATGCCACAGAAGGGCGAGTCGCCGTGCAGTTATACATGACGTGACGAATCTCATTGATATCACCGTCGAACTCAAACAGCAGCGCGAAGTGAATCGGCTGAGCGTCGGCATCCTCGATCAGAACCCCGTTTCCGTCCTTGATCTCACCGAGGACATTCTCCCGGAAATCCTCCGGTACCATCGCAGACTCGAAGTCACCGTTATAACCACTGTTCGCGTTCGTTACGAAATACTGAACGCCATCTGCCCAGAAGATTGTCTGATCACCCTGCGCATCGAGCGAAAGAGATACCGCGCCCGGCCACGCGACCGGATCCGCAAAGGTGGCTGTTCCATCCTCCGCAATCGTCGCAATAGCGTAATGGACGTTCTTCAGGTTGTATTTCACCTTATTCTTTTTGTTACCCATTTCAGGCCTCCTGTTCAAATGAATACAGGACCTCATAGAGTTTTTCCGAGTCTATGAAGGTCTCTGTCTTTTCAAAGAAGATCCCGCTTCCTGTCAGCAGGTCTTCCAGTTTCTTCTCCGTCTCCGGATCCTTTTTATCGGTGTAGAGCTCGATATCAATCTCTGTGATCGGAAAATACACAACACCGTCCGCAGCAAAGTTGTCGCTGTTCGGACACCGATAACAGATAAAGGGTGGATCCGGTCCCTCGCCCTCGGCAAAGTGATCGTAGGCGTAGGGAATGCCGAGCGTTTCCAGAATCTTGATAATCTCGTCCATCACTTCAGCTCCTTCTCTATCTCATCCGACAGCTTCTCGGTGATCTCTTCCTCGACCGGTGCGATATGAGGAATCCCCTCCACACGGCCACCGCCGCGCTTGGCATGGCCTTTCTCGAGGAGATGGGTCAGTCCGTACACCTTGTTATGAACCACCACCTCTGCACCGACCGCCGATTCCTTCTGAACTGTGGACCGCCAGCCCTTGGCATACTTTCCGGTACGCTTGGGAGACTTCTCCTTCAGCTCTTTCACGGCTTCCTTCCCGGCATCCTTGATCTCCTGCTTTACAACATCATTCACATCGTCGGCATAATCGGAGAGGGTCTTCTCGACCGTAGCTGCAAGATTGTCCACTTTTATCTTCATCGCTTCACCCTCTCACACTTGAATTTCAGGCTGCTGTGTTTGAACCCCATCGGATCAATCGAGGTGACGTTATAGATCGCATCGCCCAGCCGGATACGGATCTTCGTGGAATCAAGGCCGTCGAGACACTTAGCATATCGAACCGTAAAATCTATCGCTTCCGTGCTATTCGTCGTCCCAGCTTCCTGTTTCTCCGATCCAGTCCCTTGCACGGGTGTCGCCCAGCAGGTATAAAAATCGGTCCAGGCATTTATGTGATTCCCGATCCGGTCAACCACCGTCTCATTCTTCTGCACCGTAATCCGGCACCGCATCGCTGCAATATTCATCCCGAACCTCCCTCCTACAATAGGTTTTGTTGATGGTACAGACCACCTGACAGCCAGTCAGGAGTCCGTTCCTCTCATTGTTTAAGCTGTTAGAATGAAGCGGCATGGTTCTTGACGAGAACCTCCCTGGACCCGCCAATAAGTGGTGGCGTCCGCTTTTAAGCCAGTCAGCCAGCCGTTCCCATTCGCAGCCGTTCGATTTACGTAGGTTGAACCTCGCGTTCGTGTGATACCCCAGGAGATTGAATAAGCGATGAGAAAACTGGAACCATCGCAAATCTTATTCCGGAGGTATTTCAGTTATGATGAACGCAGTAGGTATTGATGTATCAAAAGGCAAGAGCACCGTTACCGTCCTACAGCCGGGCGGCGTCTTCATTCATAAGCCTTATGATGTGTCTCACAAGTCCAGTGATCTTCGCCGGTTCACACAGTACATTGGTTCGCTGGAGGGCGATACCAAGGCTGTCTTGGAATGTACCGGGAGATACCATGAGCCAATCCTGCATGCCCTGTCGGATGCCGGGATCTTCGTCAGTGCCGTCAATCCGCACCTGATCAAAAACTATGGGAACAACTCTCTCCGTAAGGTGAAAACCGATCCTGCCGACTCCACGAAAATCGCCAGATATACTCTTGACAACTGGACCGAACTTCGTGAGTATACGGGCATGGACAATACTCGTACTCAGCTGAAAACTCTGAACAGTCAGTTCGACTTCTTCATGAAGCAGAGGGTGGCTGCTAAAAACAACCTGATCGCGCTTCTTGACCAGACTTATCCGGGCGTTGATAAACTCTTCAGCAGCCCTGTGAAGCTCGATGGAACCGAGAAGTGGGTCAACTATGCTTACTCCTTTTGGCACGTTGACTGCGTCCGGAAAGCCGGTATCAAAGCGTTCACCGAGCGCTACAAGGCTTTCTGCAAACGCTACGGTTATAACTTCCAGAAAGACAAGCCTCAGGAGCTTTTTGACGGTTCCAAAGAACTCATTGCTGTCCTTCCCAAGGAACCGGTCTACAAGGAGCTGATACAGGACAGCATCCAGCAACTGAATCTCGCATCGAAGCATGTCGAGGAACTCCGGGCCGAAATGAACCGGCTGGCCTCTACCCTGCCCGAATACGAAACTGTGATGGGCATGTATGGAGTCGGCCCTACCTATGGGCCGCAGTTGATCGCAGAAATCGGAGATGTCTCCCGGTTTCCCAGGAGAGAATCCCTGACGGCTTACGCTGGTGTTGATCCCGGGAAGAATGATTCCGGAAAGCGTGTCAGCAAGAGCGTCCATGCGTCGAAATGTGGCCCTTCAAGGCTCAGGAAGACCTTGTTTCAAATCATGTCCACTATCCTTCAATTGGGTGATAATGATGATCCCGTTTACCAATTTCTCGACAAGAAACGGTCAGAAGGTAAGGACTATCTTGTGTACATGACCGCAGGTGCCAACAAGTTTCTGCGCATCTACTACGGCAAGGTGAAAGAATGCCTTCGGGAACAGCAGCAAACAACTGAATAAAATGCGATAACCTAATAATTCATACTTTATGCGTGACCGCCTTTTAGGACGGTCTCTTTGTTGTGCCTCCATTTCTGCCTCTAAAAATTCTTCGAGAAAGCACTTGACTTTTTATTAGTAGCACTTGACTTTTTATTAGTAGGCTTAAAACTGAGGATCCCTTTCCCCGAAGAGCAGGTTCCGGAGCGTGATCGTCAGCGCGTGATGATCAGCTTCCTCACGGTGCTCGTTCAGATAGGCCAGCGCATACAGAACAGCCACCACGATGATTGGACCGCTCTCATCATCCAGACTGTCCTTCCGGAGCACACTCGCGACCAGACTCTCGGCAGCATCCAGTTCCTGCTGGATGATGTCATCTTCATCGTTTGAATCGACCCGGAGATATTTCTTTGCTTCCTCCAGTGAGAACATCACTGCCTCCCTTCCAGCCAGAAAGAAAGCCCAGAGCTATGACACCCTGAGCTTTCACCACTACTTTGTTATGACTGTAGATCAGGCAGATGCTCCTGCCTTCATGATCTGCACGGCCTCCGGCAGCACCAGAAGACCATCGACACGCTCCTTGGCAACGTAACCGATCATGCCGTTTCCAGCGAAGAGCTCACGGAGTTCCTGCATGGAACGGGTCCCACGATCACCGATGTTGTAGTAAGAGAAGTCACCGAACGCCATCACCGGCTTGTCAGCGGCAAGCTCCGGTGCGTAGGCACTGGTGTGAACCGCATAGCCAAGAAGTCTGTCCGGCTCTCCCGCCTGATAGGACGGCTGCCAGATGTAGGCTCCGTTGTTGTCCTTCAGCTTACGGAGTGCCGCAAGGGTCTGGTCGTTCATGATGAACGATGCCTTCTTACGGTACGGACGCTTCAGGGCATACACAAGATCCAGCACATCATCGGTTCCGAGCTTGGTGCCGGTGAGGGTCTTCGCAACTGTGCCGCCGTTCGTAGCATCAAAGATGCCGGTCGGCTTACCATTGCCGTCGCCGTTCAGGAAGGCGTCCTCCTCGGCGTTTGCAATCGCGATACCGAACTGCGTCGTGATATAGCTTGCGAGATCAAACATGGAGTCATAGAGAAGTTCCTCGGTAACCTTCACTGCAACATGCAGCTTGTGAGCATCAAGGATCTTCTGACCGAACTTCGCATCGGTAAACTGAAGGGCTCCGCCTTCCTCAATCCATGCAGCAGTCGGCTTGGCACCGGCGATGTTGATCTTGTGCTCACCGGAAGTCGTGATCTGGGTCGCAAGGCCTCTCATGATATTCTCCTCGTTAAGAACATCAATCAAACGGCTGTCCCACTCCTCCGGAACAAGATATCCGCCATCGGCATCCACACCCTCCTGCAGGAGATCGGATACCTGATGGAAGTTCGTGCGCATTGCAGTCAGCATATCCTTGGCATACTGATCAGAAGCGCGTCCCTTTCTTTCCGGCTTCTCACCGCCTGCGGACGGCATATTGGACAGCGGAGAAGTCGTCGGCTGGTTCAGCTGGGCTTCGATTGCTGCCTGACGGTTCAGGCGGTCGATCTCCTTCGTGAGATCCGTGATCTCCTTCTCCATACGGTCATAGGTTTCCCCGTCTGCGGCAGAGAGAACACCATTCTCTCCTCTGTGAGCCTCGAGGAAGGACTTCGCTGCCTCCCACGCCTTAGCTCGCTTTGCGATTAATTCCTGTACGTTCATTTGTGTTTTCCTCCTCACATCATGGTGTGCAGAAGATCAAGGCGCTCCATGAGAGCATCCACGCTCCGGCCTTCCTCTGCTTTACTGGTTACTGCGTAGTGTTTCTTCACCTTATTGGTGAATGCCGCCGCCATCTGGCGACTGGAATAAAGGAACCCCGTGTCAATACGGTTCTCTTCCTTCTTCCTGGGATCGTCTTCCTCCGGCTCCTCTTTGGACTTTTTCTCGGATCCCTCGTCCGGCTTTTCCTTATCCGGATCCTCTTCCTTTGACTTCTCCTCATCGGGATCGTCCGGCACCTTCTTCTCCGGCTCTTCCTCGTCGGACCGATAAAGTTCCGGGCGCTTCATGACGCGGTCGGCAAAGCCGAGCTCCACTGCCTTGTTCGCATCCATCCAGGTCTCGTCATCCATGAGCTTGGAGAGCTTGTTCTTCGAGAGCCCTGTCTTATTGATGTAAGCATTCAGAATGGAGTTCTTCACCTCATCCAGCATCGAGATTGCCTGTGTCAGATCGTCCTTGTCACCCATCGCCATGGTGGACGGGTTGTGGATCATCAGCATGGATACCGGAGATACCAGTACCTCGTCACCTGCCATCGCAATGACGGATGCTGCCGATGCGGCAAGGCCGTCGATCTTCACCGTGACCTTTCCTCCGTAGGAAAGAAGCATGTTGTAGATCTGCGCTGCGGCCCAAACATCTCCACCGGGGCTGTTGATCCATACCGTGATCGGACCCTTGCCGGAATCAAGGTCAGACTTAAAAAGAGCCGGGGTGACGTCATCGTCATACCAGCTCTCCGAAGCGATCGTTCCATTTAAAAACAGCGTTCGTTCCGCAAGGTCCGAATCACTTCCATCCGGTGCCTTATTGCGGACCCACTTCCAAAACTTATTCATCTGTTCCTCCTTCCCCTTCGATGGGGTTTTGCGTTTTCTGCATCTTCCTCGGACTCCTGTTCTGGATCATCCGGTTCCTGCTCAGGTGGATCAGCCCCACCACTCTGTGTGCTCTGCTGATATGCAGCACCCGCATTCTTAAGAGGTGTCATGCTTCCGTTCACCAGAAATAAGTTTCCACCCTCAGAATCTGGTACGAGGTCCATGTTCTCGAGCCGCCGCACGTCGTTTACGCACAGGAAGCCGTTGCTGATACCCGTTGCATAGCCCTGCATACGCGATGCGTAGTTCCCACGAAGAAGACCATCCACGTTGAACCTCGCGTAATAGATCATCTTCTCTTCCCTTGTCAGAAGCGACCGGGAAATAGAAGACTCGATTCTTGTGAGCCAAGGCTGCAGGCTGTAGGTCACGAACTCAAGACTCTGCTCTTCGATATTGCTGAAGGTCGCATGCTCCAAGTCTCCGATCATATGCGGAGGCACCCGGAAGATACGTGCGATCTCATCAATCTGAAACTTTCTCGTATCGAGGAACTGCGCTTCCTGCGGATTGATGGAGATTGGTGAATACTTCATGCCTTCCTCAAGTACCGCGACCTTTCCGGCATTCTGGCTGCCTCCGAAAGCTGCCTGCCAGCTGTCCCGCACCTTCTCCGGATCCTTCAGGATACCCGGATGCTCCAAGACACCGGAAGGCGCTGCGCCGTTCTCGAAGAACTTACTGCCGTATTCCTCACAGGCCATCGAAAGACCGATGCTGTTCTTTGCCATCGCGATCGGGCTGTATCCGACAAGACCATCAAAGCCAAGCCCCGGAATCTGCATCACTTCATGCGGAGACAGCTTCACGATTGTCTCTTTCATGGTCGGTGCATCATCCCCCTTGGACCAGAGATACTGATAATAGATATGTCCGGTTTCATCCCGGTCCACGGTCATGCGATTCGGCATCAGGGGATACAGTGCTGTAATCTCTCCCTTGCCATTTCGGATGATCTGGACGAAGGCATTGCCCCACAGGAGAAGATGCGTCATCAGCGTCTCCCAGAAAGAGTAGGCTGTCATCTCCTCGTTCGGTTCGCTGTGGAGCAGAAAATACAGCGGATGATCCATTGCCTTCACTTTGCTGTCGTTCTCCTCCCTGTAGAGATGCAGCGGCAGGCTCGCCACAGCTTCTGCCAGAACCCGGACGCAGGCATACACAGCAGTGACCTGCATCGAACTCCGTTCTGTTACGATTTTGCCGGCTGTGGTATGGCCATAATATGCACGGTACACACTGCCCGAGGTCGAGTCCTGCGGATCTGCTCTTGCCTTCCTTCTGTGAAATAAATCTCGAAATCCCATGTGCAATACTCCTTCTCTCCCCACGAAAAAGGGCACCCACCGCTTTGGTGAATGCCCTGTCTGTTTCTGTTCGCTTCGTTTATTTTACGATGCCGGTGCGGTCTACCTTGCCCTTCCAGATCTCTTCGAAGGTTGCTCCCTTGAGGCTCGTCTGGAACTGAAGCTCGAGGCTTTCCTGTGCTTCAAATCTGTTCTTCCCCTGCATGGTGGTGTAGGTCTTGCCGTCTTTTCTGAATCTGTATCTCATCATGTTCTTGTCCTCCGCCAAGTTGTTTTCCTTTTGCATGTACATATATCACTCTGAACCGGATAGATATCCAGTTCTTTCGATCCATAAAGTACACAAATATCAGGAGGATAAAGGAAGCACATTTTAGAACACGACGAGTCCCCGACTGTCGTAAACGCTCTCCGCATGTTCCTGCCGGATACAGCGATCCAGTGCCATGATGGAAGCGACGATGCCGTCAATCTTCTCAGGCGACTTTGCCTTGGTCGGCTTGATATTATCAGCCGCATCGCGATCCACCACCACGTTCAGTGCCATCCAACGGAGCACCGGATTGCCGCCGTGGATGATCTTTCCTTCCATCATGAGTTTGTAGTACTCCTTCGTCGGAGCGCTCATATCTTTAAAGCCCTGCCCGAACGGCACCATCGTCATCCCGTCATCCTGCAGGTTGATGATGAGCTGGGTGGCATTCCAGCGGTCCACCGCGATCTCCTTGATGTTGTAGATCTTGTAGAGATCGAGGATAAACTTCTCGATGAAATTGTAGTCGATGACGTTACCCTCGGTCGCTTTCATATATCCCTGCTTTACCCAGACGTCATACGGGACTGACGCTCTCCGGACACGAATCGGAATTGTCTCCTCCGGCACCCAGAAGAACGGCAGACAGATGTATTTCTCGTCCTCGGCGCGAGGCGGGAACATCAATACAAGCGCTGTGATATCACCAGTACTCGACAAGTCGAGACCACCGTAGCATTCCCGACCACGAAGGCTGTCCAGATCAATCGGCTGATTGCCCTGATCGAAGACCTGCTCCGGAATGAAGGCGGTCGTACTCGACACCCACATGTTTAAGCGGAGCTGTTTGAACACCGCCTCTTCTGCTGGGTTTTCCAGCGCTTCATGATAGTGCTCCCGGACACGGTCGATGTCGATCGTCTGTCCGAGACTCGGATTTGCCTTGTACCAATTCTTCTCATCATGCCAGTCCTCATCATCCTCCAGTCCATATACCACTGGGTAAAATGTATGATCCACTCTCTGACCGGAGAGGATATCCTTCGCTTTCTGGTGCAGCTCGTAGCAGATCGAGTTCTTGTCGGTTCCGGCAGTCGTGATGAGGAAGAACAGCGGCTGCTCTCTTGCATCACCAGAGCCCTGGGTAAGAACGTCATACAGCTTCCGGGTCGGCTGGGCGTGAACTTCATCGAAGACCAGGCCAGAAACATTCAGTCCATGCTTGGTGCCAACCTCTGCGGATAGCACCTGATAAAACCCGGCGTTGCTGTAATTCACGATTCGTTTCGTTGCCGCCATGATCTTTGATCGCTTTAGAAGCGCCGGTGTCATGGAAACCATCTGATGGGCAACGTCAAAGACGATACTTGCCTGCTGGCGGTCTGCAGCCGCACCGTAAACTTCCGCAGACGGTTCATTGTCCGCGTACAGGAGATACAGGGCGACGGCAGCAGCAAGCTCTGACTTTCCGTTCTTCTTGCCGATCTCGATGTAGGCCGTCCGGAACTGCCGCTTTCCATCCGGCTTCACGATTCCGAAGAGATCCCGGATGATCTGCTCCTGCCAAGGCAGTAGCCAGAAGCGTTTCCCTGCCCACTTGCCTTTTGTGTGCCGCAGCATCTCGATGAACTTCACCGCCCGGTCTGCTTTTGCAGGATCGTAATGGGACGTCGGCAGCATGAATTTCGTCGGCTTATAATCAGCGAGCTTTGGCATGTCCTCGGGACGTTCCTCCATTACGGATCACCTCCCAAGAGCTCGTCCATCTCATCGCCCGGCTTGCCTTCACCGGCATCCGCAATCAGCCTCGACCGCGATGCCGGTGTCAGACCAAACTCCGTCGCAAACTTACCCATCTGTTTCATGTAGGTCTGGGCGATCGATACCTGCGGGACCTGCTGCCAGTATCCGGAAGGCGTCCTGACAAGCGATCCGTGCTCGGTAATGAATTCCTCAGCTTCCTTCCATCTCGCGTAGGACTGGCAGTAAGCAGCGAAGGCGGCCATATCGACTTCCGTCAGGACTCCGAGTGCCTCCATCTTTTTCGCCAGCCGGTGCCACTCCTTCCTCGCATCTTTGCTGAGCCATTTCGGACAGGCAGGTGCTTTATGCTCTGGCTTCGGCTCATTCTCATTTAGTTTTCTTTTCCCCGGATTTCCTTCCAGCTCCTTGATTGCAGTTGGAGTTGGTTTTCTTCCTCTGATTGCCATAAGAGGCACCTCCTTTCCGTGCATCAAAAAAGGACCGCCGAAGCGATCCAGCCCCATGTGGTCTGTTAACGAGAGAAGAGCCTTTCGGCTCCCTCCCGGATTTTTCTATCCTTGTTTTTCAGTTCAGTTGAACTCGTGCAGAATGGCTGCAACCGCAAGCTGTGCATTTTCGGTTTCCGGTTCAATGTCCCAGCCTCTGTCGTATCTTGCGACCGGGAAGTCTCCGAGGCGAATCTCAAGCTTGCTGACCTTCCCGCCTTCGAGCCCAAAGTCCTCGCTCGGCTCTTTGTATACCTTTGCGCAGTAGGTAAATGTCTGGTTTCCGATCTTGATGCTTCCTTTTTTCCACATGGTCTTTGTCTCCTCCCGGTTCCTTTAGTTCAGGCTTACCTTGAAGGCGTGACCCTTTTCATAGCCCTTGCCCCAGAAGTCCTTCCGGAGGTTGACCTCGACCATCTCGCCGATCGTGCAGCCGGCCTGCTTGAAAAGCCATAAGGTTTCAATCGCGTCCGTTGCCTGGCAGGAGTAGGTGAAAGCCTTGATGCCGTTCTCTCTCATGCAGGTAGTGAGGGCTTCGATGTCCCGGTCCCAGATGATGTCGTTAAAGTCGAGGACCTCGTTCTCGGTCTCTCTGGAGTGTTCGTAGGCTCTCCAGATCGTCCAGGCGATGTCACCCTTGGCTGCCAGCTGATCCTTTGCCTTTCCGTAAGCTTTCTCTGCGGCTTCTCTGCCCTCGTCGGTGGTGGCTTCTGCGTAAGCCTTCTTTGCTTCCTGCATCGCGTTGTAGGTTTCTTCAAAAATGTTTGTCATGGCTTTGCCCCCTTTGTGGCTTGTGTGCTTTTCCTTTGGCATGTGTATTAATCACTCTGCCGGGCACATATATCCAGTCAATTCGGAGGTGTATCTCTCACAAATTTTCAGGGAAGAAATCGTGTATTTTATTCCGTTTTGCTGCCGTTCCGGAAGGCGGAGCTGCCAGTAAGATTCTGAAGCAGGATCTTCCGTGCCGGCTTGAAATCCGGTCCAATAAAGCCCATCCGGAGAAGCCAGGTGCGGAAGGCGTACTTCTCATTGTCTGTCTCCACCGGCTTGCTGCTGGCATGCTTCAGCTCTTTCGAGAGCTTGCAAAGCTGACTGATAAAAAGCGTGTAGGCACTGGCCTCATCGGCGGTAAGCTCCCGGTCAAACCAAGGGAACTCGATCTTGTCTTCTGTCACCCGGATCCGCGTGTCGGTGATCCCGAGCGCCTTCTTGATAAGGCTGTCCTTCGCGCTGATCAGGTTGGTGAGCGTTCCGACGTTTGCAGCTGTGATCGGCAGGCTGATCGTCAGCCCGGGCGTTTCTTCCTCGGGCTCCTGTGCCGTTTCTGTGGCTTCCTGCACCGGTTCCTGTGCCGGTTCTGTGGCTTCCTGTGTGGCATCCGGGTAGAAACCGTTCCGGGCAAGGGCTGTCATCACCATGCCAAGTGTCTCCTCGTCCTCGCAGATGACTGTGCCTTCCTTGTCGACCGTGATATCGCCAATCTCATAAGCGCAGGTCGGCACGAACTTGTACTCAGCCTTCTCCCCGGTGATCTCAGCGATCGCACTCACCAGTGCTTTTCTCTCTTTTCCTGTTCTGTTATAGTTTGCTCTCATGCTTACCTCCCGGCCTCTCTTGGGCCTTTCCTTTTTGGTGTATGACATATATCCCTCTGACCGGGAGATAAGTCGAGTGATTTCAGGGGTATAACATTCACAAATCTTATGCCTCATGCCGAAGCAGATTTTACATGAACACCATGCAAATATTTGTGGGAAACAGGGACTTAAATCCCGTCCCCGGGAGCGTAGTTTTCCTTCGTGTGATCCACGATTTCGATATCCCGCAGGCGGTTCAAAACGACCGGACTGGCATCACCCATGTAAGGGATCGCGCCGAGGGCGTTGTGCTCGACCCAGCTGACTGCTTCCTCGTAGTCACAGTTCTGATTCTTCATGGCACTCTCCACCATGAGATCGAAGTCATATACCACACGATCATCTGTGGTCATGCCAATGACCGCATCATCGTACTCGTTCCGAAACAGCATGACATCGTCATCGTATCCATTTGCCGCCAGCCGTTCTTCTACTGTCATGCTGTCTCCTCCTGCGGCATTGCCGCGACTGCTTCCTCGAGGGTAAGCTTCTGGCTGTCACGGATCAGATAGATCTCGGCGCTCTGCCCTTCGTCCTCGAGTGCCTTCTTGAATCGCATCACCTCGACGTCCACAAACTTCGGCTCCAACTCAATGCCATAGGCGATCCTTCCAAGCTGCTGGCAGGCAATGAGCGTCGTACCGGATCCCATGAACGGATCAAGGACGAGGCTGTTCGTCTGCGTACACTGCTGGATGAGATACGCGATGAGCGGCACCGGCTTTGCGTCCGGATGATCGTAGCCTTCCTTCTTGGAGGACTTGATCCGGGCAAACTCGAATACGGTCGTCTGCTTCTGATCCCCATACCAGATATGCTTGCCTTTCTTCTTCCAGCCCCAGATGATTGGCTCGTGGATGTACTTCCAGTCCGTCCGGGTGAGGACGAGCCGGTCCTTCTTCCAGACAAGACCAGCACCCACCTTGAAGCCGGAATCCTCAAAGGCATCATGGAAGATCCGCGCTTTCGAGGTAGCGTAGAACTCATAGATCGAGGCATCGTCCGCCATGGACTCATACATGCCATGGAACGCTTTCATGAGAAAGTCGTAGGCATCCTTGTCGTTCAGGTCATCATTCGTCACCATGCCAGAGGACGACTGCCGGGCTACGAAATACGGAGCATCCGTACACACAAGGTTCACTTTGGTATCGCCGAGCAGCTTCTGGTAGGTAGTGATGTCCGTACTGTCGCCACAGATGAGCGTGTGCCTTCCCAGGTGCCAGATATCTCCGGTTCTGGAGAAACAGGGCTTCTGCAGCTCAGCCTCGGTATCGAAGTCATCCTGATGGCCGTTGTTGTCGCCGACCTTATTGAAAAGCTGCTCCATCTCCGGAGGCTCAAAACCAGTGAGCTCCATGTTGTAGTTGTGGGCCTGCATGTCCTGAAGGAGAGCTGCCAGCGCGTTTTCATCCCATGCGCCGTTCACCTTGTTCATGGCAAGGTTGAGCTGCTTCTCCTGCTCATCGTTCAGGGAAACAACCACGCACTCAACTTCCTCGACACCCAGATCCTTCAGCACGCTTAAGCGCTGATGTCCGGATACGACCGTGTTATTGTTTGCCACGTTGACAACGATCAGCTCTACATAACCGAAGTTCTCAATGCTCTTCTTGAGCTTCTCGTATTCCTTGTCGCCGGGCTTCAGCTTCTTTCTCGGATTGTATTTTGCAGGATTCAGATCTGCGATCTTAAATGTCCTGATCTCCAATTTGTTCATAAGCAGTGCAACCTCTCTCTTTTACGGTGTCCCGGTTTCCCGCAAGTTTCACATACGTAATCAACACGCATCCGTTTTCTTCTCCTTCATTCGTTTTCTATGCCGGGAACTGTTAAAGGCCCAGCGGCACCGGTCCGAGCAGAACACCCGTGGCCTGCCCATTGGATTTCGTCCCATCGGCTTCCCGCACCACGGGCAGAACTGCTTTGCGCAGGAATCGAGGAATTCCGAGATGTCCGGTGTTTCAAAATCCTCATCCATCGCGCCCTCCCTGCGTACTCGAAAGTCAGAACGTACTCGAAAGTCTGCCGGGCACTGACTGGATGATCCGTGGCGGAAATCCGAATCAGATCGCGGCAATTCCGCGCACGAAAAAACCGCAGAGAAGGCGCTTGTTTCCACGTCTTTCTGCAGTATTGGTATGTAAATTTGTTCCTGTCCGGTCGGCCCTCAGACCCCGGGGTATCAAAATCGCGCTCGCGCACAAAAGAGGGGCCGGCGGTCTTCTGTCCCTCTGGCTTTAGAGATCATGACCTCCCCCGCCTCGCGGCGAATCAATAATGATACGTCGGCGTTTCATCCTGATTGCGCGTCTTCCTATCATGGCACTTCTTGCACAGAGCCTGCCAGTTCGATCTGTCCCAGAAGAGCTTCGGGTCTCCTCGATGCGGAACAATGTGATCCACGACCGTTGCCGGTGTTGCAATGCCTTTCTTCAAACACTCCTGACAAAGCGGGTGGAGCTCCAAGAACTTCTTGCTCTCGCGTCTCCATCTTGCGTTGTAGCCTCTTGCCGCTGCGGACCTTGTCTCCTCTGGGTGCAGGCTCTTGTGTTCCTCACAGTATTTCTGTCCTGCTGGCACGAGGTTTGGACACCCCGGATGCCTGCAGGGGACCATTGGTTTGTATGGCATGTCCATCACCTTCGTTTCCCATAACAAAAGCCCCGGAGGTTTTCCCTTCGAGGCTTCCTTCATCCTATCTTGCTGATTCTACTATATCATAAGTGCCACCTGGACTTCCCAGGACAAAACCGGCACATTTCAAAATTTATGAAAAAGTTTTAGTTGCTCGTCTCTTCAGCACTCTCCGGTACTTCCACGTGGGAGAGAGCCCGTTCATGCCAACGGCGAATGGTCCTGTCGCTGACGCCAAGTTCCTCACTGATCTCTGTCCAGCTCATGTTCTTGAGGTACCGGTATGTGAGAACAAGACGCTCATCCACATCGTCCACCTTGGAAAGTACCATCAGGATCTCCTGCTTCAAATGAATCAGTTGACTCAGTTCTGCAGAGATCTTCTGCTCCATTTCCCAGATCTTCTCCAGAGTCTTCACGAATGGTGCGTCGGTCGGATGATTCGGATTGTAGTGCT